GGGTGAGCATATGACTTGTCCTGTTTGTTCGGGAGAGGGGTCTATTGTTATCAAGGACAGCACACAAGTGGCTAAAGTACCACAAGCATTGCCTGAGGGATTTAGACCTTATAACAGTGAGATTGGTGGCTATATTCTTCCTCCTATTGAGAGTTTAGAATATTTAAGCAAGGACAGAAAGCAGTTAGGTGATGATATTATTTATGCTGGAACGTCCAACAAGAACATTGTAAGTAATAAGTTCAAGACTGCAACGGAGAACAATCAGAATCTAAAGACATTAGAGGATAAGATTGATGACCGACTAAGGAACATAGAGATGGTTGAGATATTCTTAACTGACTCTATTGCGAAGATGCACAAGGACTACAGAAAGGATTATCGTGGATGTACTATTAAGTATTCACGTAGACTTTTCTACAAGACTGAAACGGAGATTTTAACAGACATAGAAACGGCTAAACGTGCTGGTATGTCAATGAGTTATATTAAGCAGATGCAGATAGAACTTTACCGTTCTAAGTATGTACACGCTCCTATTGAGTTAGAAACTGCTATTAAAGATGCCGAGAAACAGTTAGCCGATATGAAACGTGAGTATAGAGAGAAACGTACATCATCATTACGTGCCGCATTAGAAGCCCGTAAAGATATTGACGCTACTATACGTGATGAATTAAAGACGTTAGGCTATACTAATGGTTCTGCATTTCTTACAAGTAGCTGGAGACATTTCTAGTAGGTGATGAACTATACTAGGTATGCTCATGCAAGGAAGTATGGGTACAGATCAGGTTTGGAAAAGAAGCTTGCTGATTACTTGAAGTCAATCAAGGTGAAGTTTGACTATGAAAGTATTAAGATTGAGTGGGAAGACCTTGCCTATCGTACCTATACTCCTGATTTTATATTGAACAACGGTATAATCATTGAGACAAAGGGTATGTTTACAGCAATGGATAGGCGTAAGCATCTCTGTATAAAGAGACAGCATCCTGAATTAGACATACGGTTTATCTTTGAGAATAGTAAACGCAAACTAAGGAAGGGTGCTAAGAGTACATATGGTCAGTGGTGTTTTAAGCACGGTCTTATGTATGCCAGTAGAATTGTACCTGAAGAATGGCTAAAAGAAAAAGGAAGGAATAAGCATGACAAGTTTATATCATTTACTGGAACTAAAAGGAGAATAATATGAAGAGGACTTTACCTCCCGACTTTGAACCTAACGATTTTGTAATCAGGTTACGTCCACACATAATAGAAGAAGTATGGAATGGTGATGTAGATATAAGTATAATGTGGGATGGTAGCAATGATCTATCTGAAGAGGACTTTGTGAACTTTATGCACTTAACTAAAATGGTGTGTGCATCTGTTCCGCTTATGGAGGACAACCCTAAGTTGAGGGGCGACATAAGTGACTTTGTATATGGATCATATAACGACTTAGGTAATGATACTGAATCACCACAAAAACAACCAGAAATAGTTGACAGACAGGGCAATGTAGTGTATCTATCTTTTAACACTAAAACGAAAGGATCAGCATAATGCAAACATTAACATTAGGAGAAGAAACTATTACCCTACCTGATATGGTTAATAGTCCACCTCATTATAACCAAAGTGGTATAGAATGTATTGATGCTATACGTGCTGCTACAGATAAGGGTTATAAGTACTACTTACAAGGTAATATAATAAAATACTTATGGAGGTTTGATTACAAAGGTAAGGCTTCAGAAGACCTTAATAAGGCTAAGTGGTATCTAGATAAACTTATAGAGCATACGAGTACTTAATGAAAGTAAAAGCGTTTCTAACTTTATCCATCGACACAGAGGAGTATCCTGTACCGTCTGATGGAGATGTAGCATCTGAAATAAATGATGCATTGAGGGAGTATCTGCATGACGTTGACGGTGCAGAAGTGGTATCTTTAAAAACTATTATGGAGAAGTAGCTATGCATACAAATAATTATTTAAGTTCGGATTACCAAAACTTTATTGCATTATCTAGATATGCTAGGTGGAAAGAAGGGGAAGAGAGAAGAGAGGGTTGGTTAGAAACTGTAGAAAGATATTTTAATTATCTGGAAAATTACATTAAGAATACCTATGGGTATACGATGCCAGATAAGTTACATCAAGAAGTGGCAGGGGCAGTACAGGATCTAGCTGTTATGCCTAGTATGAGAGCTATGATGACTGCTGGTGCACCATTAGATAAATGCCACGTAGCTAGTTATAACTGTTCCTATCTACCTGTAGATACACCAAGAGCATTTGATGAGTGTATGTACATACTTATGTGTGGCACAGGTGTAGGTTTCTCTGTTGAGAAAGAATACGTAAATACCTTACCCACCGTACCTAATAAATTAGAACCCACTAGCACAGTAATAGCAGTAAAAGATTCACGTGAGGGTTGGGCAAAAGCACTAAGAGAACTTATAGCTACCTTATACGTAGGACAAATACCTATGTGGGATGTTAGTGAGGTAAGACCTGCTGGAGCAAGATTAAAAACATTCGGTGGTAGAGCCTCTGGACCTGGACCACTTTTAAATTTGTTTAACTTTTGTGTTCAGACATTCTGTAATGCAACTGGACGTAAGCTATCATCAATAGAATGCCACGATATTATGTGTAAGGTAGGTCAGGTGGTAGTTGCTGGTGGTGTAAGACGTAGTGCACTTATCAGCCTGTCTAACATTGAAGATGATCAGATGAGACATGCTAAGTCAGGAGAGTGGTTTAAATATGAAGAACAACGTAGTATGGCTAACAATAGTGTAGCATACGATAGTAAACCTCTCATGGGTACATTTATGCGAGAGTGGTTGTCTTTGTATGATAGCAAGTCAGGTGAACGTGGTATATTCAACAGACAGTCAGCAGTAAAACAAGCAGCTAAAAGCGGTAGGAGAGATACTGAGCACACGTTTGGATGCAACCCATGTTCTGAGATAATACTAAGGCCATATCAGTTTTGTAATCTATCAGAGGTTGTTGCACGTGAAACAGATACAATGGACAGCCTTAAAAGAAAAGTTAAGTATGCAACTATACTAGGCACTATGCAGTCTACACTTACTAACTTTAAATATCTACGTAAGATATGGAAAGATAATACAGAAGAAGAGAGACTACTTGGTGTGTCTCTTACAGGTATTATGGATTGCCCACTGCTAAATGGTAGCCAAAAGAGTTTAGAGACAGTGCTAACAGAATTAAAGAAGGTAGCAGTAGATACAAACGAAGACATGGCAAAGAAGTTAGGTATCAATGTATCCACTGCTATCACCTGTGTTAAACCATCAGGCACTGTGTCACAGTTAGTTGATAGTGCCAGTGGCATACACACAAGACACAGCAGGTACTACATTAGAACTGTACGTGCAGATGATAAAGATCCTATGACACAGTTTATGAAAGATATGGGTGTACCAAATGAACCAGCATCAACTGGTCCATCAGGAATTACAGTATTTAGTTTTCCTATGGTTACACCAAAGAGTGCTATGGTACGTGATGATATGACCGCAATAGATCAGTTAAACATATGGTTGACCTACCAGAACTATTGGTGTGAACATAAACCATCTGTAACTATATCTGTGCGTGAACACGAATGGATGGATGTAGGTGCTTGGATATATGAAAACTTTGACGATGTTTCAGGCATTAGTTTCTTACCACACTCTGACCATTCATACGATCAACCACCCTATCAAGAGGTAGACAAAGAGACATGCTTGGAAATGGTAGCACGTATGCCTATTAACATTGATTGGAGTAAATTGTCAGACTACGAGAAAGAAGACAGCACTATAGGTTCTAGAGAACTAGCCTGTACAGCAGATGCTTGCGAGGTAGTGGACTTAACTAACTAGGAGAGTAGCATGAGAAGAAAACTTAACAAGAATGATGCACCTTTAAAGATACAGTTTAAGAAAGGCTACCATGCCTTTCACAGGGGTGTAAGGAATACTAATCCATATAGGAATAACTCTATGCAATATAGGGAATGGGAGAGGGGCTACAACAAAGCCTACTTTGAGCAGTTAAGAAAGGTAGTACATGAAGAACAGTTTAGAAAAGTCGGCAGTTAAATGGTTAAAGGAGAGATATGCTATGTTAGATTTCAATGACTATCAAAAGATAGCAAAGACTACAGCCATATATCCAAATGAATATAAGATTACATATCCAGCTTTAGGTTTGGTTGGGGAAGCAGGTGAGGTAGCTAATAAGGTAAAGAAACTTATTAGAGATGGTGAAGATACCATGCCTCACGATTGGAAGGAACAGTTAGCGTCAGAGATAGGTGACGTACTGTGGTACTGTGCAGCACTGGCATCTGATCTGGACATGTCCCTTGGAAGGATTGCTGCACAAAATAAGGATAAGCTAGAAGCTAGGTTAAAGAAAGGTACGATACAGGGTAGTGGAGATAAGCGTTAGTTTATTATAAAGATTTAAATAATTCACTTACTACTCCTTCAAACTTCAAAGCCTCTGCAAATATATCTTTATTTCTATTTTCTGCTTGTACATCTAGCACAGTTTTACCGTCGTATTTTTTAGAAAATAACAGATCTATACCCATGCGTATCTTCTTAGGTAAGTTTACATACCGTTCCCTATTAAAAGGGTCAGGTTTACGATTAGGAAGTTCTCTTATAAGCGAACCTTGTAGTTCAGCAAATTCTCGTGCTATCTTTCTCATGCTTAATAATTTGTTATTAAAGGAAACTTCTTTTAAGTTATCACTTAAAGATTTATAATAATCGGTTTCAATATGATTAGTAAATTCTCCCTCCATAAATATACCCATATATCTTTTAACAAGTGATTTTGCTCTCTCATCTTTCATTCTGGGCACAAGTTCATAGCTTTTAATACCTAGTCGTAGTAGTTCTTTCTCTAATGCACTAGTTCTTTCTTGTGTACTTATACCAAACAAAGCACGATACAGGGGAGCCTGTTTAATTCTAGTTGCTTCTCTAGTAGGGTCTTCTGCTTCAGGCAAGAGTTGTTTAAATAATGGTAATGTGTACATGATACCTTGTTGGACTGTTTCTCCAAATCTTTCTAATCCTCCTACACCCTCTAATTCTTTTCTATTTCTTGCAAGAGCTTCATCCTGATCTATTTGCGCCCACATATCACTAAGAAATCTAGCTGGAGCAAGTGGTAAATTAAATACACGTACCGCCCATTCTCCTACCATTTCCCCTACACGTTCTCCTGTTAAAGTTTTTCCTTCTGATCCATCTGCTTGTATAACTTCTAATAGATCATCAAATGCAGCAAAGCTAATAGGACTTCTAAGCCTAGTTCCAGCAAAATCTGTAATAAAATCTCTAATATTTATTTTATCAGTAGTTCCTAATTGTATTTTAGCTAACACATCTCCCATAGCTGCATAAGGAACTATAGGTACAAACTTACGTAGGTCAGATAAACGACCACTATTATTTCGTATCATGTGAGGTGGAATGTCTTGATTTTCTAATCTATATTTATATGAAGCCCACAATAAAGAGCTTCCTACTGCAAACTTAGAAAGTTTATCTCTTGCGTCATTGAGTAATAAAGTTGCTTCAAGTTCTTCCTGCTTACCGTCTGGGGTTTTTCCTTTCTTTGATGTCGTTAAATCATCTAATTTTTTCTGTGCCTTTATAATATCTGCTGAATGTTTTTTAGCCATACCTCTAAATAAATTTGTAACACCATCCACTCCACTTATAGGAGAGTGTGCTAAATTAAAAGCTAATGCATTTATAAAGAATCTAGGATAGGCATTGTCAGCAGTACCGAGAACAGGAACCACTGGACCTACAGCTTCTGCTAGTTTAATTACACCATATCCTGCTGAGTTACCTATACCAGCTAACGACTGACTCTCTCCAAATTTAGGCATGTAAGAAAAGGTTGCTTTCATAGAGTCATCTACAGCATTCTTTAATATAGCAACAGGAACACCCTTATTACCTACTAATACATCATCTAATTTTATACCCTGTCTTCTTAGTTGTTTGTCTAATGAATAAGAAAATACAGCCCTTCTTACATACACATCCTGTATCATGTTTAGTGAGTTTAAGTATCTTACACCAGCACTTAAAGTTTCAGCTTGATCTCCACTAGCATCGGCTATAGCTCTTTCTATTTGATAGAGTAAAGATTTATTCATGGACAACACTCGCTGTGATATTTCAGCAGACTCTATAGGACGAGCTAACCTGTACAGTAATCCTAAAGAATCTCTAGTAAATTCTTTCCAACCTGTTGCACCAACTCCAGCGTCAAATTCACCTTTGTGTGCATTATAAAGTCCTCTTCCTGCATGATAGAGTGCAGACTCTACTGTATTAGTAGCTGCCCGTATTGGTGCAGTTAACGCTGCCGTTATAATGTTTCCCCATGTAGTAGAGGGTGCGACAACACCAGCCGCTCTACGTTCTCTGTCAGCCCTTCTGTAGACATCATATACTTTACCTAAGTATCCTATAGTTTTTTTATTTTTTGTACTGTTTAATGCTTTTAATCTAGCATCTAAATCAGGATCTACTTTTCTATTTTTTATAAGCCATTTACCAAACTGACTATAAGCAGCTAGGTCAGCACCTGAATCAGATAAACTTTTACCCGCTATATTTATAAACTGTTGTTCTGTTAATCCTGCCTTAGCAACTGCTCTTTCAAGCACATCACTGTCTATCATTACCTGCCCTGTTTGTTTTCCAAATGTATCTCTACCTATTCGGGTAGTCAATAATATATTACGAACAACCTCACTAGCTTTTTTACCAAGTTCTATGTCTAACGGTTTTCCTAATAGCTGTTGCTGTTCTACTATTTCTAATGCGATAGAGTTCATTCTCTTATGAAGATCTGTTTTTAAAGATCCTTTTAGTAGATCAGGATGTTTAACTTTTGCTAATTCACTTATTAAATGCTCACCCTCTACAGGGTCAAAAGTAGGTGCATCTTCTGGTATACCTTCTTTACTTTCTTTTTTTACTAAGGACTCTTGTGCTTTCTTTAATCGTTCAGCAGCAGCTTTCTTAGCCATATCATCAACACCTATAACTGTCTTTGATATTGCCTTACTACTAAAATAACCAGAAGCAGCACCTAGTGGTGCACCTAATCCAAAGCCTAAAGCTGTCATCTGTGCAGCACGTTCCCAATCAAAGTCTA